ATAATCTTAAATTCATCAGAAGTAGTGCCGATTTCAACGCCATAATCATCAGAATTTTCGTTATTGCCGTCAATAGCTTTCAGGTAAATTTTACCATCCACACCAACGAAAGCAACCTCGTTAAATTGAAGAACACCCGCTGCTTTAATAACAGACTGGAGATCTTCCCACGATACATCAACAACTACATCAGCAGAAGGTAGAGTAATATCTTTCTCTGGAGCTGCATGAATCATTGAGATGTCGGCATAAACATACTTAGTACGCTGTTTGCCCGCGGTAATCATGAAGTATTTATCATGAAATTCTACGTCTGGATCTTTATAAAGACTCAGAATAGATAGGAACCGAGATAGATCATATACACATGCTTGTGATGGGATCTGATCTGGGATTGTTGCTGTTGCCACCAGAGTTTTTTCCGGTGTTACTGTTTTAAGAACATTGCCTTCCTTCATCAGGATAGACTTGTTAATGCTCGAAAAACTCTTAAGAATCGTAAGAGTACGTTCACTAAATTTCATTATATAAAGCTCCTTAATTTTACTTGATTATTTATAGATAATAACATAGTATGTGCGAAATGTCAACTATTCTTTTATATTTTTCTGGTAGGTCTTTTTATTGCTTGACTTATCGGCTGTAAGCGATGCACCAAGCTGACCCATATGGCCAAGAGAACCTTTGAAGATATATGTACCAACATGCTGTAATTGCATCCAAGGACACATCCAAACTTTTAAACCTGCTTGACGTGCTTTCTTACAGAAGAAATAATCTTCTGATAGATAACGTTTAGTTTCTGGATCAATAATACAATCAAAGAATGCCGTAATCATTCGACTACCGTCAAAATTATCTGTACGAGCATGATCTGGTCTATATTGTAGTTCAGGGTAAGCACCAGCAAACTTTTCTAGAGTTTCACGTGGGATAAGCATAAAGCCTGTACCACCTTCACCAATTTCTACTGGCTCATTCATTTTAAATGAACTTTGTTTAGCAACTGGGTTAAACACATAATCAGCTGAGTAATTTTCCAATTCAAATGGATTTTCTTTACCAAAGCCAGCATCTGCTGCTTTAGAGATCTTTTCCCAAGCAATTGCTTTCTTAGGATAAGGACCAGTAACGATATTATATTCCTCAGGATCTTTTAAGTTAACTGCCAATAAACCAAGTACATCGCGTGGGCTAAACGCAATGTCTGCGTCAATAAACAATAAATGTGTACAATCAGATCTGAGGAACTCATCAACAATATAGTTACGTGCCCTCTGAACTAAGCTCTCATTAAATAGATAATAGAAATGAATGCCAATACCGTTTGTTGCACACATTGTAGCGAGATCTGCTGTTGCTTTAGTGTAGGTACCAGCACATTGAGCGCCGTACATAGGTGTACCTACAAAGATTTTTTGTTTTCGTAATTCTTCAATACTTACTTCTATGTTCATATTTCAATTAACTCCAAATGATTTTCTGCTCTGACGATAGCTTGTAATCTTAAAATATCTGCTGCTACATCGTGTGTACTATCATGAACATTAAATTCTTTTTCCCATTTATCTCCATCAGCAACTGGAACAAATCCGTTTTTACCTGGAGGACTAAAGTCAAACTTAGCATCAATATATGTGCGAGTATCACGTACTGCCCAGTACTTAAGATATTCACCCAATAAAGATTGTTTACCTGCGTTTTGAGCAATTCGATCTAATATGATTGGATCAAAGGTATTTGCTCTTGACCACCAATAGTCAATTGGTTGTTCACCACGAAGATAATCAATAAGTTTTTCCATAAATTGTACAGCGTTGAGATCACGATCTGAAGGTTTCATATTTCTACGAAGTTCAGCTGGCTGATCTAACCACCACTGCAAATCACGTTCACTGTACTTACATCCGTGATTTACCATTTGATCTTTAATATCAAACTTAGCTTGTTGCATATCAAACGTAAGTTCTTTAAAAGAATATGGATTTGTACAAAATCTTTCCCAATCAAATACGATATAAGAGCAATCTATGGCGGGTGCTTCCCGCGAGTTTTGACCTATTGTTTCAAAGTCAATTATAAAATGTTTCATAGGAATGCCTCAAGTGTAGAACCACGTTCAATATATTCTGCCTTCTGTCTATGATTATACTGCATAACGAAGTCTGTGTCAACTGTTACAAGCTCATTATCTAAATATTTTCTGATTTCAGCCGCCATATCAGTTGCGGTTTGTACTGGAACGTTTTGACAAATGTGATTAGCATTCTTAGGTGATGCACCAACTAATTCAAAATCTTCGGGTAATCCCATAATAGTCATTGCTTCACGGTAGTTAATAAAACGATCTTCATCAGGGTGAGCTAACATTAAAGGATAATGGCCAACAAAAGCACCAATACGATCTTTTGGAATTGTTACTCCACGGCGCATAATACTTTTACCTGCTTCTAATTTAGAATGCTTATATTTGCATTTTTCTACTTCACGTTCGTATCCATTCTTTTCCATCCAATCTGCTACTTGCAAATAGTTATAACCTTGTTGTTCAATATAACTGTAAACACAAGCACCACGAGCTGAAGTTGGTTCAATCGCTGCAGCATGTTCTGCGTGAGTACGACCACCATGTATTTCTTCTAAGATGAATTTATAGTATGGATTGTCTGTTGGCTTTTTCTTATGATTGATTACTTCAGTTTGAAAGTTAGATTTAACGCCACGGATTACTTCCTCAATAGGAGTATGCGGTGTGTTGTAGTAGCTTAAAAGAGGAGTGGTATTACCTTTCCAGAAGAAATAGAATGACCTCTCGCGTACCTGTGGTGACCCATGCAGTAGAGATTTAGTACGATATACGGACATTGTATATCCATTTTCTTTACCGATTGCTTTCATTTGATTACGAATTGTTGCACCAATCTTACCTGCAAATCCAGGAGCATTCTCTCCCCAGAATACTTTTGGCTTATAATCACCTAAGATATAGTTTGCCGTTTCAACTAACCATTTATTATTTGCGTTATCATCTCCATATCCCATCGACATAGTTGATAAACCAGCACAAGGACAAACAGAGGATACTACATCAGCTCGTTCGTTTGTAGGTGGCGATTGATCCTTATCTAAAACATAGTAAGGAACTTCATTATTATAATAGTTTAAGATGTGACTATCGTTAGAAGCAAAAGCTTCATAAGACATAAAGTGTAGTGGCTTAGTACCAAATGCTTTATGCGATCCAATAGTCTCACCACCAATCAGAGGTACGATTGCTGCGTGTGTATAACTCATTTATTTTCTCCTGTACTCGCTTCTACTACACGATTCCTCAAATCGCTAGATGAGAACGAGTGCTTACGTTTGTTATAGTGAATAGAACATAAGCCAACACCTGTATGATCTGTGCCTTTATATTCTTCGCCAACGATTCTAACATGAGGTTGAATAGTTAAAATCATATCGACGATCTCTTGTTCTGTACTGAATGGAATGACTTCATCAACGAACCGACAACCCGCCAATTGAACATAACGTTCAAACGGTGTTTGGACTGGTTTGTTTTTTGATTCAGGACGATCGACTGTAGGATCAGTTAATAAGCCGCAAATGAGATAATCACAAAGTTCTTTGGCTTCTTGTAGCATTACAATATGACCAGCATGCAACAAATCAAAAGTTGAACACGTAAAACCAATTCTTACTTCATCAATTGGCTTACCAACTTTTCTTGCTATTTCAGCTTTGTTTGTAAACATTATCAATACACTCCATAATAAAATCTTTGTTAGGGTGGTATTTGTACACCCTAGTCACTTCAGCTGCAACCAACGCTACTAGCATATCCTTATTTATATCATTTGCCATAGCCAAATAATTTAAAGATCGACCGAATAGCTTATTTGGGTACTTGTTAATTAATAGGCTTGCACAAAACTTAGCTGCGTCGAGTTCAGTAGAACCAAACACATCACAAATTGGATCGATCAAATGAGCGTCGCAGTTATTGAATAAGATGTTTTTAATACCAAAGTCACCGTGAGAATATCCACGCTTTATTTTATATTTGTTTAAACTCATAGCCACATCCATTAATTTTTTCTGACCTGAGTTTTTAGCGTGTTCTTCGATACGATCAATATAACTACTAAACGTTATATAAGATTTATTATCAACGGGCTTTAATTTCTTCATTTTATCTAATTGAGTTTGAACTGTAGCTAAAGCCATCCAAAAGTTTTGTTTAAAGAAGTTTTCGTCGTGATCAATATAATCCATAGTAATTGTTTCACCAACAACACGATGAATAGCTGGCGTTTTAATACCAATCTTTTCAGCTCTTTCAAACCAATCACGAGTTTGGTGGGCATGACTATCTTGTTTATGTACTACTTTACCGTCAGTAAAGATTTCACCACCAGATAATCCACCCTCAAGTTCACGAATATCAACTTCAAGGAAGTCCTCGGGCATAATACCTTTATCATCAATATAATAAGCAGCCAATGGTTTATCAAATGAGAGCATATCAAACTTTACTTTGTTTTTGCTTAGCCATCTACGCATGCTATTTTCATATTTAGCACGAGCTTCTTCACGTGTTTCACATGATATAGAACCACGAGCAGTAAAGATATCGATTTGCCAACCATCAGCATGGAGCTTATTCAGCTTCTTAATAAGAGGTTTGTTTGGTAAAGCCTTATCAAACTCGCGGTTTTGATGGAAAGCAAGTGTGTCGTCAAAATCTACTACAATACGTTTATGATACATTAAAAAAATCCCTCAAGTGTAGCTCCTACTTCTTTTGGTTGTGTTATTTCATTTTGTCGGCCATCTACAAGAGTGTATGCCTTTTCGTTAAGTACACTTCCTGGTGTTGATACAATAATTTCACCGTTGTCACGACGTTCACGTGCACTTGGGAAATAACTTGAAATACGATCTATAAAGTTTATTTTACCATTCCTTTTTCCTTTTGTCAACACAAAATCTAAGAACTTAGGACCAAGTACTTCAATATCATTAAACTTATAGATCAATTCTTGACAAGCTTTTGTACGAGCTTCCCATTCTTCTTTATCTTCATAGATTCTATTTAATTCTGCTGCTAGCTCTTCTTCACATGTCGCTTCGGATATAAGTGGTCCATAATATTCACCCCACTTTTTACCTTCAGGTGATACTGCATTTTCGGCAAAGTGCTTACTAATAACAGGAAGAGATAAAAGGAAAGATTCAATTACAGTATATTCCATACGATTACCGTATTCTTTTGGATCGCCTAGACGATATCCACACCATGCTGATATAGAACCACCGAGCTGACTCATTCCAAAATCATATTTGTAACTATCATATGCTGTAATTGTTGTGCCAGTCTTTTCTTTTTCTTTTGCTGGTTCATAGTGTTCGCCTGCAGAATTTGTACCAATAAACTTAATCTTTGGTTGATATGATTTATGGTAAGGTGCTGGATCTGTAGCCAAAGTCTTAGAGTTTGGATCTCCAATAGATGAGATAGAACGTTCACAACCCATCAAAGTTAAGTCCCAATCATTCTTTAAATATGGTTCAATACGACAAATCATACCTGGATCTTTAAGTGTTGACATACGACCCATGTACATAAAGTGCTTCTTACGATCTTCAAGAGGTACTCTATATTTGTCGTAGTCACCAGTGCGGACCCATATTGGATTCTCCATAAGTCTACCTTCAAGGCCTGCGTCAGTGTGTATATAACACTCATTAGAGTAACCTTCAAATGATTGTGTAACACCAATGTCTGCTAAAGAAAATAACTCAGCGGCCTGTGTTTGCCTATTAATGGTGTTCTTTGTAATAGCATGGTCGTGTATTACAATGATTGGATCTCCAATACCTTCAACAAATTCACGGAAACGATCGATATACTTTCCATTTTTGCGAGTTGGAAATGAATGTATGATTGCAATATCACAAGTGTTTACTTCGTCGAGTACAGGCTGAGCATCCTCAAGTGTATGATCGCTTTCAACTCTGAGGATAGGACCTTTCCAGCTTGTGTCTTTTGCGCGTCCAAATTTTTGTTTGTTATCAAAATCAATAACTCTTGTTTCGTGGCCTTGAGATACTAGCCAATCTTCAAAGATGTTGGCGCCTTTAGTAACACCACATCCTTCAATGCCTTTTCCAAAGATAAAAGCAACTTTCATTATATAACTCCTATATTAAATATTCTTTGCACTCAGCTAAAATTTGATTTACAAGCTTCTTATCATTCATTTGCCGATTAAGTGGCGATGGATGCGGGAGCTTGAAGTGTGATTTATTTATGACCGATAAACAGTTGCTTGCGAAAACACCTAAAGCTAAAACCTTAGAATGACCTTCGACTATACCTTGAAGTCTATCAAAATCAACATCCTTCATTTTAACCTTACCTTTTTGAGTTACTACATTAGCAAAGCTATAATTTTTGATACCAAGATCATCACACCACTCGTTAAGGCGAACTATAGTATGACCTTTATACGTAGCGGTCTTTGGATTGTTGCCAGGATTTTGACCAATTACTAATACACTCATTCTACAAACTTCTCAAATTTATGCGGAATGTTTTCCCATTCATGCGCATCTGGTAGTGGATCTTTTTCTTCATCGATGTTTGGCCACACTTGACTATATTTAGCATTTCTTTCTAGCCAAATAATTTTTTCTGGTTCAGGTAGATCTACATCAGATACAATTGCGTCAACTGGACATTCCGGTACGCATATTCCACAGTCAATACACTCATCAGGATTAATAACCAACATATCAGGTCCTTCATAGAAACAATCTACAGGACAAACTGATACGCACGTGGTGTGCTTACATTTTACACAATTGTCGGTAACTAAATAAGTCATAATGGTTATTATACACCAAGAACTGTAACTTGTACACCGCTTTCTGAAAACATTGGCAAAGAATGTTCTTCCCAAACTTTTTGCCATTCAGCTCGTTCGGTTTTATCAGTTGGAATTACGATTTCTTTAATGCCGGCTTGTATAACACACTTAGCACAATCAGGACAGATCGGCAATCCATGTACATACATTGTTGAACCTTTAAGGCTTACACCTGAATATAAAGCATTCATAAGTGCGTTCATTTCAGCATGAATTACAAGCTTGTGCTTTAACTCACGAGTGTTAAGTCTTACTTCGGTATCATCAATACCCTTAGGAAATCCATTATAGCCAGTTGCTAGAATACGTCTTTCGTCATTAACGACTACACAACCTATTTTACTTGATGGATCTTTACTCCAAGACGCGACCATTGCGGCCATGTCCATGAAGCGGCTATGCCATTTAAGTTGATTATCATTCAAAAAGATTACTCCATTGTTCTAATTTCTTTTTCTTAACAGCAATTCTTTGATCTATTTCTTCTTGAGAAACAAGATTAAATTCTTTAAGTAGTTCAATCATTGCTGCCACGTCACCAATCTCATCTTTTAAAGCTGAGGTAAACTTTTCTTGTAAGGCTTTAGTTCTTATTACTTTACTGCAAGCTTGAGTGAGTTCACCACATTCTTCCATAGTAATAACAAGCAATTCTTCGGTCTTTTTAAGGTTTGCCATATGATCAGCAAGATCATTAGCACGCCGGTCTGACTCGCGGAAATAAGAATCATATTCTTTTTCTTGCTGTTCAAGAACGTAAGCACCCATTTTGCTCATATTATTCTACCAATTTAAGTTGAGGAGTAGGATTAACCAAATTGAAATGACGTTCATAAACATGTAAGTTCATTACCTGCCAAATAAGATCAC